GAGGTAATAAACTACGAGTCCCTTCATAAAGTAAAATCAACTGGATGGGACATGGTTGTTTGTGACGAAGCACATGGGATGGGAGCTTTCCCAAAGCGAAACAAAAGATCCAAAATGGTTAAGTCGCTTATATCAGAAAACAATCCTTACGTTATTTTTTTGTCTGGAACTCCAACACCAGAGTCTTATTCGCAAATGTATCACCAGGTGTCAGTTATTAAGTCTAATCCTTTCAAGGAGTATGTAAACTTTTATAAGTTTTCTAAACAATATGTGAAAGTTGTGCAAAGAAAAATCAATTCTCTTTACATAAACGATTACAGTAATGGTCTTGATACAATTATTGACAAAATGAAACCTCACACAATATCGTATACTCAGAAAGAGGCTGGATTCAAAGTAAAAACCACTGAGCATATATTAGAGGTAGATTTAGACCCTAAGACCATACGCATGATTAAAAAATTAAAAAAAGATAGACTACTGGATGGCTCGGTTGAGGTGGTTTTAGCCGACACTCCAGTAAAGATGATGTCAAAAATACACCAATTATGCTCTGGAACTGTAAAGTTTGAGTCTGGTAAATCAATGGTGGTTGATACTAGTAAAGCTAAGTTTATACGAAAGCAGTTTTTTGATATAAAGATAGGTATCTTTTATAAATTTAAAGAAGAGCTAAAAGCCCTCAAAGAAGTATTTGGTGATGACTTATGTACAGATCTTAACGAATTTAACAACACCAATAAAAGCATAGCCCTTCAGATAGTTAGTGGACGAGAAGGCATATCTTTAAGAAGTGCTAAAGCTCTTGTGTATTATAACATAGATTTTTCAGCTACGTCTTATTGGCAGAGTAGAGATAGGATGACAACAAAAGACCGGTTAGAATCTGATGTTTATTGGATATTCTCAAAAGGTGGTATAGAAAAGGAGATATACAAGGCGGTTAGTAAAAAGAAAGATTATACCCTAAGACATTTTAAAAGAGATTTATTAACTTTATAATTAATTAAATGATAGTTGAATTAGATAACCTAGAGGTAGAGCTATGTGAGTACATAGGAAAACTAAGATCAAAAATAGCAAGGTCAAACAATGTGATTGATGCTAAAATAGGAAAACACAGTGGAGAGCAAGGTGATATCCAAGGATTTAAAGCTGAGTACGCTTTCGCTAAAGCTAATAATTTATTTCCAGATTTTGGCTTATCACCAAGAAGTGGTAGCGCTGATGGGGTAACGCGAAACAACAATCGGTATGATATAAAATCTACTCACTATAAAACTGGAAACCTACTATCTACATTAAAAGTAAATCAAGATATAGACATCTATGTTTTGGCTTATGTAAACCAAAATATTGTGGAGTTTGTGGGCTGGGCTACCAAAGATGAGTTAATAAAAGAAGAAAACATAAAAAATTTAGGCCATGGAGATGGTTATTTTTTAAGCAGAGATAAACTAAATAAAATATGACTGAACAACAAATACAAAACAAAAGAATAAAAGAGTTAGAGTCAGAGGGTTACTATGTTATAAAGTTAAAACTAACAAATAAAAATGGGATACCAGATTTAATAGCACTTCCAAAAAATTGCGATGTATTGTTTTCAGAAATAAAAAAACCCAAAGGCAAACTATCAGAGTTACAAAAATATAGATTAAAAGAATTAAAAGAGTATGGATTTCAAACCGAAGTATATAAAGGATAATGGTTATGATGTGAGTGATGAATACTTACAAGCTTTAGATGAAATGGATTTTGAGTTGTCCCTTGTAATATCAAAACACATAGACGACAACGTAATAGATATAGAACCCACTAGTGATATTAGTGAGATTCGAGGAGGTATTGTACACCACGAAGGGGTGGCTTATCCGTATGCATTAGAGATGATAAAAATAAGAGGATCATTTTTAATACTCACAGACATTTGTTTAATCGATTTAAATGAGTATCTTGATTTAATAAATTTAAATTTACACATAAAGCCATATGAACCTAGCAGTAAAAAGTCTGATATCTTTATCGACAGAAATGACCGGACTAAATCCACTGAGCAAGACTCGAAAAAGGGAGTATATAGAGCTTAGGGCAATTCTTTACACATTACTTAGGGATAATCTCTACATGACTTATCCACAAATTGCACAAGTTTTCAACAAGAACCACGCAACTATAATACATGGTCAAAAAGAATATCCATATATGGTTAGATACAACCCTCAGATGGCTAATTTAAAGCAAAAAATAGAGCTTTACTGGCTATCAAAAGAAGATTATTCAGAAGAAAAAGAGCGCAATTTAAAAATTAAGCACTTGCAAGAACAAAATTTTTTGTTAAATTTGGAGATAACAGAACTTAAAAATAAGTTAAAGTTAATTGATAATGGGTATATATACTGAAAAATGCAAATATAATTTTGATGATGTAGAAAAGATTATGTCTTTCACTTCCTGGAGTGATGAAAAAAAAATAGATACTCTTTTACACATCGATAGTGGATTGTATATGTGGCTTGGTCAAGACTCTACTACTTCAGAAAGAAAAGCGGTAAAGTCTAAATCAAGAGTTATTTATCGAGCAATCAAAAAACTAAACTCCACGATTGGAACACAATTTTTATTCACAATGGATTAATGACTTCAAAAATTTCACCGAACGACATTCAAGCTATAAAGCACATAACTTATGTTGCGGATGAAATGCACGACCTCACTAATGAGCTTTATGAAGACCTAATGGAAAGGGATCATGAGCAAGCTAAACTAAAAGCTAAAAACATTATATCTATTATGAATGAGCTAATTTACGCTTTAACAGATGAAATATAATGCAGACGAAATAAGACCACGACTTTCTGGAAACAAAAGAATAGCCTTTCAAAACTTAAATAAGAAGGAGCGTAGGATTCTAATCATTGGGGATCTTCACGCTCCTTTTACTTTAGACGGATATTTAGAATTTTGCCAAGAAGTTTATAGTAAATATAATTGTAATCAAGTAATATTTATAGGCGATATATTAGACAATCACGCCTTTAGCTACCACGAACCAGACCCTTCTGGGTTGTCTGCTGGAAACGAGCTTAAACTAGCTAAAAAGTACGTTAAAAAGTGGTATAAAGCATTCCCTGTTGCAGACGTTTGCATTGGAAATCACGATAGAATGGCTTCGCGAAAAGCAATGACCGGAGGTATACCAGCTGAGTGGATTAAATCTTATAACGATGTATTAGGAACTCATAAATGGAATTGGGTTGAAACTATTGTATACGACAATGTTTTATATGAACATGGAGAAGGCGGTCAAGCAAAAACTAAAGCAAAAAACAATATGATGTCAAGTGTTTGTGGGCATACACACACAGAATCATATACAATATGGTTTGTTGGGAAAAAGTTTAGAGTGTTCGGTATGCAAGTGGGGTGTGGAGTTGATGCTAAATCTTACGCAGCAGCATACGCTAGAAATTTTAAAAAACAAGCTATATCATGTGGGGTTGTTATAGGTGGTCACACCGCTATAAACTGTATGATGAATTTAGGTAAAAATGAAAAAAAATAACAAATATATCGATAGACAAGGTAGGTCTGAAGAGCAATACAAACATAGCTCAATTATGCTTTTAGCTGCTTACGTTGGGTTGCTCGTGCTTTTAGTAATTATAGGAATCTTCAGCTAATGCCTTGCATTTAGCCCAGTGTATTTCAGCGCACTTGCGGTAATCCTCAATCTCTTCAAAGTATAATCTAACTTGGTCGTATACATCATTATCCATAGGGATAACAGGTATTGTAGGATTAAATACAAAATATACCTCTTCGTTTTTTTCAAGCATATCGCGATAGGTTTGCTTTCCAGTTAAAACCTTATAGCTATTAAGCATACTTGTGTGTTCGTTAAAATTTTTTATTCCCATTCGCTTGGATCAAAATTATTATCTTCAAAATACTCTCCTTCAAAAGAATCATTAGCTTTATTTCTTAACTCCTCTCTATATGTTCCAGGATCATTTTCTTTTAAAAATTCTAAGTATTCCTTATACTCCTTTTCTTCTTTTCTTCTTTGCTTACTCTTTCTTTGGTCTTCAAACATATCTTTAATAATAATACGTCTTATATCTTTATAAAAAGGAACTAATCCACTGTTACCTAATAATTCTAAAACCATTCTATCGGTTAGCTCTTTTTTATTTTTCTCTTTACTCTCTTCTGTTCTATTATTTACAGACCTAAATGATAAGTCAGTCATTCGCTCCAAGGTTTTTATTATTGGCCCATATGGTCCAGCCATAATACCTACAGCTGTTCTGGTTAAGCCTTTATCTTCAATATTATCTAAGCTCAACTGATTATAAACAATAGAGTGTTTGTATGGGTTATAATCTTCGCCATTTCTTAATCCCTCTAAAGCTTGTTCGTTGAACTGCTCTATAAGCATTGATGGTACTAAGTTAGGAATATTTCCCATACTTTTTCTAGTCATAAGAGTTAACATAGTTCCCACAACTTGTCTTGTTATAATGTCTTCTATATCAGATTCATCCTCTTCTGTATCTGTTCCAAAAAGCTCATCGTCGAAAGCCTGGCTTAGAGCAGCATATAGTATAGGATACATAGTCATACGCATACCAACTCCAGCTAATATTCCTAATGCTTGTGTCCTTGATATATCTCCTCGCCTTTGCAATGCACCCACAGCAAACCTAGCGGTAGCATATTCAAATAGACTAAAATTAGCCATAAATTTATTTGCAGCTCTATAAGCATTTAACATTCCGCCTCCACCCTTTCCGGTTTGTCTGTATTGATTTTTAATTACAGTGTCAAAAGAGTTTTTAGAAGTACCTACCATAGTAGCTGTTTGGTCTGCTTTTCTTGTAGCCTCTGCTATGGCTGCTTTATATTTATCGCCTAAATATTTACTCTCACCTTTTCCTATTTCTTTTAAATCTTTAGATGTTAATTTTATACCTGTTTCAGCCTCAAAAGTTGTAGCAAACTTTCCATACCACATAGGTATACTAAGAGATTTGTCTGGAAAAGATATTATAGTTCCAGCAATTTTATCCGCCACAGCGGCAGTTTGCTTTATACCCATTCTCATTATAATCCCCATAATATTAGCGACACGACCTCTTGCAGTACCGTCCGAGGGGGTGCTTTGAAAGAAACCTGTCATGTCAGCAAACCTACTAGATAAACTTTTAGTGTCAAACAATCTGGTTGTCATTCTTGACCCTAAGTTATTAAGTATGTCCGTACCTTCTTTTCTGCTTAAAAAAGATAATTTTGAAAATTCAGAAAACCCTCTTGCAGCGGCTTTTGGGTCAGCTATAATCATAGACATATTTGTAATAATTTCACTACCCATTCTGGTGACTGAGCCAAGTATAGCTTGATAAGCAATTCTTTTAACTTTGTTGGCAAAATTTCCAAGGAAACTTACATCTCTAAGCTGCTCTCCAAAAGTAACTTCTAATATTTCAGTAACTGATTTATCTAAAGCAGACACTGCTGACTTTTGAGCGTCAGTGCTATTAGGGTCTGCATCTATCTCAGCGGTAACTTTATTTATGGTTTTCTTTACTCTTCTAACCTCATTAGTCATAAAATAATCCAAAGCCACCTCTGTAGAACCTCTCTCTAAAGAATAGAATGGATCAAAGCTAATAGGTTTTGCTCCTTTTGTTCGGCTAAGGTTAGCTCCACCTTTAGTTGAGGCTTGAGAATACTCTTTACCTCTTTGTGTTAAGTCTGCATTTTGGTCTACGCCAGACCTTAAAACAACCCTATGAGAATAGGAGTTATAAAGCTCAACTCTGTTGCCTCTTAAAACTCCAGAAGTAAATTTAGATAACGGAGCAAGTTTTGCATTTTGCGCATCTAATATTTTTAAAGCTTTCTTTTCATTTTTAGTTAGGCTTTTTTCCAGCTTTTCTAAGCTTATCTCGCCATCAACAGTAAATTCTTTTTGTAACGACTCAAGGGTTTTTGCATCTAATTCACTCAACTGCTGTGTCCCTTTTTTATTTCTTATATCTTTTATAGTTAAATCTAAAAAATCTTTAGGGTTTGGAGCTTTAGGGTTTGGTTCTCCGTCAACAAAATTATTTAAATACTCCCTGGTTAATTGCAACAGTCTTAATTTATAAGCTTTTTTAACAACTTTATTATCCGTATTTCTTCCTCCTAAAAATTTTCTAACCTTGTTCACACCATCAGTTTCTAATAAATTTCTGGCAGTATCAACCTCAGCTCTTATTTTAGATATAAATACATTCATATTTTCAGATGCTTTAGCTAACTTACCAAAAGTATTATCGTATATAACAGTGCTGTTAAGGTTGCCAAAAGCATTATCAACAGCAGTAGCTACGTTAGATCTTATTTTATCTAAGATTAAATTCTTACCAGACCTTGAGTTTGTAAGAGCTAGCTTTATTGAAGAACTTACGTTTTTAAAATGTTTTAGTATTCCGTTTTTAGTTACTTTTTTTACAACAGAAGAAACAGGCTTAGACGCTCTGTTACTAATTATTTCATTTAAAACATTATTTGTATCCACATTTACAACACCTTGAGTAAGGTTCTGCATTACTACTCTAAGGGTTTCAAGGTTGCTATAATCAAACTCACCATCCTTTTCTTTGATAAGACTTTTTATATCTTCTCTGGTTAGGTTTCTAAATTGCTTTGCAATCTCTATATCATTATCGTCTGTAAGCTTACTTAAGTCTGGCTTTTTAGTTTTTATTTCACTTATAGCCTTAGCCACATCGTACTGTTTAGTTTTCTTTTTCTTTTTCTTCTTACCTTCAGCTTCTAAATCAATGTTCTGCTCCATAGACTTATCCATGGAGTTTAAAATATCTAACCCTGTTTTTAAATCGCCTCCAATATTTGTAAACTCCAGCTTCCCTCTTTTCCCATAAAACTCTAAGAGCTGTTTTGTGGCGTTTAATTTTTCTAATGGTATGTTGCTTATGTCAGCGTCAGCTAAAGCCGTTAAAACATCTACCAAAGCATCGCTGTTAGCTCCAAACTTACCTTTTCTAATGTTATACTTAACACCATTCTTTTTAGGATTACCAATAGCGGTTTGAATATCTTTTATTGTTTGGTTTATAGAAGCGTCATCCATTACTTTAGTTACATAATCTACAAGTTTTTTTACTTGAACATCACTAGAATAGTTGGTGCTTAAAACTTTTCGAGTCATTACTAAAGATTGTTTTGATTTTATTATACCTCTAGTTTTTAAGCTTGATATTAAGTCAAGAACTTTTCTTTGAGATTTTCTGTAAGCCGTTTCAGACTCTCTTGCAGCCTTAGATTCTAAACGTATTTGTTCAGCCAGCGCTTTAGAGTCATTAACCTCAACTGTCTTTTTATTTTTACCTTGAGTAATTCGCTTAGCTGATGGCCCTCTTTTCTTTCCAAAAATACCAGGTTCTGTAGATTGTTTTTCTAGTCGCTCTTGACTTTGTTGCTGAACATCTACATTAGGCGCTCTGTCCGGATCAATTTTATTTACTACATCTATGTTAGCATCAGTAGCTGGCATTCCTGTTAACTCTGTAAATTTCAGTCTTAAGTCAGCTAAAGTGCTTGACTCTGCATCCAGCTTTAATGCATTCATAGCTTCTTTATTCGGATTCGCCTTAACAAACTCCGCTACTTCACTAGGTGTGATTTCTACATCTACAGCGATTTGATCTGGATCAGTGACATAAGATAAATATCCATCCTCTAAACTTACTCCTCCCCTTTCTTTGGAAGCTATCCATATACTTGACACACCACTTTCTCTAGGCGATAATCCAGTTACTCGTTTCCAGCTTTCTGGAGTAAATTTTACAACAGGAGCTGCGCCTTTTTTAGTTTTATTTATTAAGGCATCTAACCCAAACTCCAAATCCCTTGCTTCTAGTTGTGTTTGCTCTTCATTTTTAAGAGCAGATATAGCATCAGCTACTTCTTTTGGGTTTTCTGAAGTATCTATTATTCGTTGATCAACCTCACGAGGATTGCTTACACCCTCTAAATCAGCCTTCTTACCCTCATTAACATCTACTACCGTTTCCAAAATAAATCTTTCAATCTTTTTTGGTATCTTTTTTAAAGGTCTGCCTGTTTTTCTATTGATAGCCTGCACAGTTCCGTCTTCATTTAACTGAACATCTACAGTTCTACTGCCAGGAACTCTAAATACTTGAGGCCCTCCTTTACGTTGAGATGGAGGTATGGTTTGAAAATTTTTAGGAGCTTTTGGTGTTTTAACTAAAACCGGCAACTCTAAATCTATAGTGTAAGTTTTTTTACCCCTTTTAGATCCTCGCCTTTTTATTTTAACGTCAATCCCTGGATATGCTTTTTTTATTTTATCAACCTCAGCTTCAGCCTTAGCTTTGTCGTCGGTTTGAAAAGCACTAAAAGCCGCTTCGTTACCCTTCTCTTTTACAGATTGTTGCGTTGCATCGCTATACTTTGTTGTTTTTGTAACAACATTACCATCAGCATCTACCTTTTCACTTAAGGTTTTAGACTTATTATATGTTTTTAAACCACCTATAGATATAGTGGTTACCTCTATTACTTCTGCTCCGTCTGGTAGGGCGTTTTCCGCCTCAGTAATCATGTTCTTAAAAGCATCTCCGGTAGACTCCATTTTAGCGGTAAACTGATTTGTGGGTTTACCGTTTTCGTAAACTCTTGTGAAGCCAACAAAATTAGCGGAATCGCCACTGCTACTTATAATAACATCTAACTCGCCTGTCTGTGGATTATTATATTTAGCCGTCTGTACACCCTTAGAGTCTGGACTTGTTATGTCAGAGATAACAGCTTTACCATAAGGTAGTTTTTTATCAGTATGAGATTTACCAAATATTTTAGGAGCAGAATCTATTCTAGATTGCTTATCTACTCCCTGCGTTTCGGTTTCTATACCTAGCTTTTGTTTTTGGTCAGTAGTTAATCGCGCTATCTTTTTAGGATTGATTATTTCATTACCACTTTTCTCTGATGTCTTTTCAATTACCTCACCCTCTTGTAATCTCTGTGTTAGTAACTGTTCTGCGGTTAATCCATCTCTAACAACGATATCATTGTCAGCAAGTTTAACAAACTCACCCCTAGTGCTATTTCCGTTTTCATCAAAATTTTCAACTAGCGCTTTTCTTAAAGAACCATCTAAATTTGTTTCTACTGTTATTACGCTTTTAGCACCAAATTCATCAGTTATAGTAAATGTTTCTTCCTTTAAAATAACATCGTAATCTTCAACCCTTTTAGTTTCAACTACTTCCGCTTTCTCCTTCTCGGCAATTTTCTTTGTTTCTTTGGTTTGAGCTTCTTGGTTACCCTCTTGGGTAGCCTCTTGTTGGATGTTACCTTCTCCCACTCCTTCGCCATCTCTGGAAGATTCTTGTACATCCACGCCCTCTGTGCTTGACTTTTGAATGGCATCTTTTTTCTCTTTAATTAATATTTTTTTTACATTACTAAACTCTTGGTCTGTATAAACCGTCCCTGTTTCATTTAATCTATCCATTACCTCCTGGTCAGTCACTAATGCTTCAGCTTGCGCTTGCGCTTCTGCTTCAGCGTCGGCTAAAGCTTTTTCTGCTGATCTATCTCTAGATTTTTCTCTCTCCATGAGAGCTTTTTGCATATCACTTATTTGACGTTGAGTAGGGTCTTCAATACCATCTTTAGCGAGTTGTTTTTTAGCATCACCTTTTGTTACAGTAATAACTTCGCTAAAGGTATTTCCATCCTGCTCTACTCTAACCTCCTCTGTCATGACTTGGCTATAGTCATCTACGATTTCTGCTATCCTTTGGTCTATCTGTCTTTTTCTAAGCTTTGTTGTTTCAGAGGCAGTATCCGGTAATTTACTTCTTTCTATTTGCAGTTTAATTATTTCACTCTTAGCCTCACCATCTGGTATCATAGGATAGGTTTTTTCTATCTCTAAAGCAAATTGAGATTCTGCTTTTATATCAGTAACAACTGCTTTTAAATCTGGATCATTGGTTATATCTATATCCATATCTGCTATTTGCTGTGGCGTAGCTGTACCAATAGTCGCTAATATATAATCTTTAGTAACAAAGTCTTTACCAAGTCTGTATTGTGGTGTAATGAATGCACCACGCGCTAAAGTTATCGGAGCTGAACCAGCTCCAGCAAACCCTTCTAAACCTATTTCAGCAATATCCATTTCCTGTCCAGCTAAAGCTCTTGCGGTTGCTTCACCAAGACTACCCCCACCAATCTCAACACCTAAACCACTGGCTACTGGAGCTATTCTTTTTCCGTATCTAGCCGCAACCTCAACTCCTTTTTGAACAGCGTTTTTAGTTACAGCTCCTTTACCAGCTTTAGCTAACTGCTTGGCAGTTCCTTTAGCTATTACTTTACCGGTAGTACCTACCACTTTACCTGCCACACCAGCTGTTATTGCGTCAATCATACCGATAGCAATACCTCTAGTTGCTGCCTTGTTTCTTATTCTTTGCAACGCTTCTGGATCTTCAAGAACAAGCCTTATACCTTCTGCATCAAACTTACCACCCTTTGACTCAACTTCTTCTTTCATAAATTCAGTATAAGACATACCGAACTCTAACGCTAAAGACGCACCACCAAATGCGCCACCAACCGCTCCTGCTCCTGCTCCAAATAAAGCACCTGGCCCAGACACCGCTGTTAAAGCAGCACCTGTCGCAGCACCTGTACCTGCTCCTACTCCGGCAGCCGCAACTGACGCAGGATTAAGCATAGATGAAAAAGAATCAATTAATAATTCTGGAGCAATAGAAAGGTTAGAACCAAAGCCTAATATAAATCCTAAGAAACCACCACCATTATCTTCGTATATCTTTTGAAAGCTTTTCATTTCGTCAGACATAGCAACACCATCACTTCTCTTTACAGCCTGTATGTATTCTTGTAAATCAGAGTCTGATATGTTTTTGCCTTTAGCGAATAATTCAATAGCTTCATCTACAGATTGCCCTTTGGTAAATCCATTACCAATAGCTCTATACATATCTCCCCAAAAATCAGCACTTAAAACACCAAGGATAGGCACATCGTCAAAAGCCCAGTCCAGGGCTTGACCGAGCCAGCTTTCTTCTAGCCAAGTTTCATCTTCTCCACTCTCTTCTTTACCATCTGTAATAGAGGTAGATACAGTAACATCATCACCTGCTTGAAGTAAATTATCTAGTCTTGCTTGTGCTTCTTCTGGAGTTAATGTTAATTCGTCCGCTCCTTGAACTACGGTTTGTTCTTCCTGCTCAACAACCGGAGGGATAACATCCTCCTGCTCAACCACCACTTCCTCAACCTCTTCAGTCGGAACATCCTCTGGATTTACATCTTGAACAGTTCTATTTAGAAGATTACTTTCTGGAGTTACTGGTGAAGTATCCGAAGATCCATCCCCCACCGAAGGCGTTGTAGTATCTGCATCCGTATCGCCCTCGTCCCCAGTACCAGGTAATTCCTCTTCTTTTTTTTTTAAATTAACCTGGCTTTGAAAATCTTCTAAAGATTCAAACACCCCTTCTTTAACCAAACCATAAATAGTTTCGTCATCAGCACCGGAAACAAATTCTTTAAACTCACTACCAGAGTTAAATAACCCCTCTTGCAAAAGGTCTAATTCAAATAAATCTTCTATTTCAAACATATACTATATTTATTGAGCATTCCACTTATCTATAATAAACTTTTTATAAGCCATCTGGTTTCTACGAGAATCCGTTAATCCCTTATCTGTAAGATATTTATTATAGCTATTTTTTGCTTGAATCTCATTTACTGACAGTTTTTTTGTTGATTTAGCTCTTCTGTTATCTGTTTTAGCTCTCTCTGCATTTACTGCTTGAGTCATATCATTTACTGCTCGAGTTATTAATTCAGAAATCTGTCCAGTAGACATACTTTGGTCTAACAGTATAGGAACTGCGACACCAGCTCCTCTTATCATAACTACTTCTTCTTCACTATCTCTACCGTCTAAGAAGTTAGGATTCTCTGCCATGAATTTTTTACCATATTCTGTTTGCTTCCACGCTTCAAGAGCTTGGTCTGCTTTTTCATCCTCAATCAAAGAAGTGCTTACATTAGCTAACTCGTCATTGTTAGCAATATTCCTTTTAACGGCTGGCTTAATAGCTTTCATAACAACATCATTAATAGATCTCATTGAACTAGAATCTCCGGATAACCAGTCAATTATACCACCAGTATTACCTTCTCCGTCAAGCCATCCGTCAAACTCATCTACTACTAATGACTTAACAGTGTCACCTTTTTTATTTATATTGTCGGTTTCAGTAATTAATCCAAATGCTTCTCTAGGTGTTCCTCCTTGAAGAGTTCCACGACGCTTATCTTTGTCACCTAAGTTATAATCAACTTCTGCTAAACCTTCTTCTATTTGAGTTCTGTTAACACCTTTCTCTCCAGTTAAAGATTTATAAACACCTGTTATTTCGTTTATTAAATCAACATCAGTATAAGCTTCATTTTTGTCTGGAGTAGCTAAATCATCTATTTCGCCAGTTATACTTCTTCTAGGAAGCGTGATAGGTTTATCACCTTCTCTAAAGAATGTAATTTCATCATCATCAATTCTGTAGTCTACTATCTCAGCCAACTCTGTATTTGCATTAGTTTGATTAATATCCGTTATCAATCCTCTTACAATAGCATCAGCATTTGCTGGATCAGCAGTAAGAGCGTCTGCAATTTGCGCAGCGAAACCTCCTACTTTTACTATTTTCTCTCTGTTTCCAGTTGTTGCTTGGCTTTCTTGTTGACCACTCTTACCTTCAGTTCGAGTTCTCTTATAACCAACCTGGCTTTCAACCTGTAATCTAACATGGTCTTGAGCCGCCTCAATCATTTCTTCTGTATAAGTAAATGTTGGAGGAGCAGTTGTGTAATCTACTTTTATCATTTTATCCAAGCTTCTACCTGGATACATTTCTCTAAACTGCTCTTCGCTTTGAGCTAGTTCAAATTCTCCAATTCCATGCTGTATTAATATGTTTGCAACATTTGGTATATCGCTTTCACCAGATTCGTTTAAAGTGGTTAACACCACTTCATTTACAATACCCTCTCTTAATTTATCAAAAGCTTTGTAAGCCTCACCATCCTCGTCTTTAAGTAAAGCATTCATTTGTCTTGCGCCTTCTGTAGTTACTACAGCGCCACCACCCTCAAGTGTTTCGTATCCCTCTGCATAAGATGTAATGAACGTACCTATTTTATCTACATTGTTAGCTATTAAAGTTTTGGTATCGTATTTATTACCATCGTCCATGTAGTTCAATCTTTCATTAACACTACTAAATGGTAAGTAATTCTCTGGATGAGTTTCGTAATCTGGCATAATTTGATTGCCATTTTCATCCTCAATCATTCTTACTTGATAAACATTACCCTTTGGTGAAACCCAAGGAACCATGTTATTTAAATTACCAAAAGCTTGAAGTTGTTTTTTTGTAAATGTTTCAACACCAGATGCTATTTTAACTCCGTCTTCTCCTAGTTTTTGCCTGTCCTCAGCTACTTTATAAGCACTATCCCAATCTTTAGCAGCGATACCCCAGTTAGCAATATTGTCTTTTGCTTTTTGAATAAATTTTAAAAATTCATTAGGCCTCATACCTCCTCGCTTAACGATACCATTCAGTGTGGTTACCTGCTCTCTCATTTGATTTGCAAGCATAGCCACAGTATCCCCCATGGTTTGGGAGTTATATGCATCTGCTTTTTCAAGTTGGTTTAATACCGCGTCTGTTTCATCATCAATCTCCTTCTTTCTAGCCTCTCTATCTTCAGCTATTTTATTAAAAGTTTGATTTATGCCTCTCGACATTTGATTCCAGTTAACCTGGGTATTTTCTCTTCCTTGATATATCTGGTAGTCAGATACGGTTTGGGTTCTGCTAAATTCGTTTGCCATAATTTTTTTTTAAACTGTAGAATTACTCATTCTGTCTAGGTATGCTTTATCCGCATCAGTTTGATTATTACCAAATAAAGGAGCTAAATTAGCTACACCTAAAGCGGTGTCAGCTACGCCTTGAAAACCTTCCATCCTAGCTTTGGCAGCGTTTTGTGCTGACTCTTTCGCTATTAACTCTTGATCTTTAGCGTAACCTAAATCCATTGCTTTTAAATCTTGATTTATAGCATCTTTAGCGTCGGCTTTCATTTTTGCATTTTTCTCTAAATCCTTCTGCATTGTAAGCCTAGTTTTCTCTGTGTTTGCGTCGGCTTCTTGTTGCACAAGACCTATACCGGCCGCTAAATTTCTAGGGTCACCTTCTTGAAGAGCCTGTATGTTCTGATTTTGAGTAGCTAAGTTTGTGTCCTTAGCAAATTGATAAGCTTCTCTAGAAACGTTTAATCCAGCATAAAAATCTTTTTCTGCTTTTTTTCTAGCTGCCGCCATAGCTCTTTCAGATTCTCTTTGAGCTTTAGCAGCCATATCTGCTTGCTTAGACGCTTGACTAAAAGACCCTATTGTTCCTGCCGCGGAAGAAGCTACTCCCACTACTGCTGCTGTTGTAACTGCCATATTATAATTTTTTAATCATTTCTGTTGAGTAAGTAGACGCTTCCTTATAACCCACCTTCTTGTAAACATTTATAAGAGGTTTGTTTTTTATTAAAGCGTATACATATTTTTTATTTAAATTTTTAGCTTGGTCGGTAATAGTTTGTACCAATAAAGCTAAAGCTTTTTTTCTGTTATCCCTATCTTTATAGTGAATATTTGATATTATCCAATCGCACCATACAGCCGTAGAATTAGTTGTGTACATAAAACCTGCACAAATAGGTATCTTTCCGTCATAAACCATATACCCACCAGTTCCGTTTTCTGGTAAAAAATCTTTTGCCGGAGGAGTCCACCTCCAGTCATTCCACCAGTCGACTAAAATAGCATCATAATCCGTTACTTTTAAAGGCTGTATATTTAATTCCATTTAAAGCAAAGATAATAAAAATCTATGGATAACTTTTCATCACACTACTACCGACAGAAAATAGCTCTACTGGATCTCTTGAGTCGTTTTCTAACTTAAATTGTAAGAAGTAACCTCTTGCTCCATGGGACTCAGCCATAGAGTCTTTTATGTACATAAAAAATGCTCCTGTCCCTGGAGGCGTAGTTCCTGTTGAATTGTCAATTATAACGCTAGTACTTGTTAATCCTGTAACAACTCCTGCTAGCTGAGGATCTCCAGTTGCTACCGGAGGCGTGCCTGTTAATTCAACAAAATAAACAAAGTCACCTATAGATATTATAGACCCTACAGGTACTGAAAAGTTTATAGTTGTGGTAGTACCTTGAACAGTAAATGAATTTGTAGAACCTAAACCATTTGCTGACCTCATTAACCAGTTTGTTTGTCCTGCATTTGTTCTTAAGAAACTAAACCATTCACCTTCTTTTTGTACAAAATAAGTTTCTAACATACCCCCTGGCGTTCCGTCCGTAATATCTGTAAACAACTCCGTACAAGCCCATCTTGCCTGCTCGGTGTCTGGGACTGTTGTATTGGATTCGTAAGATAAAGTTTTAAATAACTTAATACTTAATGTTGGCTCTGGGTTGAAAGCGCTTGTAATTGTAGACGGAGAAAAAACACCGTAATATACATTTCTTTGAGAATTAGTATTGTGTCTATAAAGGTTGCCACCGCTAAAACTGTAAAAATAACTATTCATGCCTATCATAAACTCTGGATAATAAGAATAGAATGAAGGCCAACCACCAGTACCTTGTCTATCAAGTATCGCTGATGAATCTTTATTATATGATAATGTATATACTTCTGGCATAATTTATTTTTTAAGTTGGATCACAAGCTTGAATGCTAATTACTACACCATTCCTAACACCTATAACTTGATTGTTGTCCATATTATAATACGCTATTACGTTTGTGTCGTTTAAATAAGTAGACCCATCGCTTGTAGTAAAAACAAAGTTACCAACAACTGGTCTTTCGTTTGTATCTTGAGTAAAAGGTAAAGTACTACCTGTTGCGTTTCTAGCAAAATAATAATCTACTGTTGCGTTAGAACAACCAATCCCTGCTTGTGCAACACTAGCTGTAAATGTGGGTAGTGTTATAGGGCAGTCAACTTCATACCGAAAAGCAGTACCACACATGGGAGCATAAATATCTAACCTTAGTGTAGTTGGTGTAGCTGACCCTTTAGGAATTACAGCGGTAAAAACTGGGCTTCCGGTAGCGGCATATCCTATTTGGTTACTTACTACAGTTACATTAGTAGTTGTCCCTTGAGCAACATAACTACCAGAAATATAAGTATAATTTTCTGGCGCACCACCCGCTGTAGGGCAAGTTGCAGTGGTATTATAAGGGCTATCACCTAGTAAGTTATTATTTGAATTTCCAACGTATGTAGGCAATCCTGTGCCTTGATTATTTATACCTGCATAATCAACATTATTGCCAGCTCCATCTATTAATGTAGACCCATTATTACCAGCGCAAGTTAATCTGTTGTAATGTGTTGAGTTCCAAATAACATCCACACCGTCTGGAATAGAAGCTCCCATATAAAAGTATAAAATTATTGCTCCAGTACTATTAGCAACGTCAATATCAACTGTAAATAAACCATTCTGGTCGCTAATTGATGCCGCTACGCCCTCACCACATGGGACTAGACAAGCGCTGCAAGGTTGAGCATTTAACAATATACCATTTAATTGCTGTCTAACTATCTGTCCTTGAGCGTAAAATCCGTCTGGAGCTAAGTTGGTTAAAGCATTGTCAGTATATAAAGCATAAGCTTGAGCAAATGTATCTCCATCAAAACAATATGTTCCTAATTGTGCCATAAATTTAATTTTAAGTGCAAGTTACTAATTCTGTTACTATTCCGTTTGATGCACATCTAATATATTTATCAGATTCTGACTTATAATACCCAGCCTCTAAAGGAACAGCTTGACTGCTCTGGCAAGTACTAGATGAATAACAAAAATCTCCTACAGCTGGATAAGTGCCAGACCCAGTATGATAATACGTTTGACTTAATGGTTGGTCACATATAACACTTGTAGTAAACTGAACCAAGCTACATGGAAAAGCCACGCAATTAATATCACACTCACAGCAAGCATCTTCAGCGCTAGTTGCGTCATAACAAAATTGCTGACAAGAAGTTTTTCTGTAGTCATATATTAAATATAAATACTGATTATTGGTTGGTAAAGACAAATTAGCCACAGTAGCTTGATATAAATCAGCCGATGGACTTGTTACACTACTATTTGGTATTGTAGTCGCAGCAGTCAATAAAGCCGCAATGTCTGTTTGATTGTTTTCGTACAGAGTGTTTGAAGATAAATATTTAAAATTATCATCTGGATAACCCCAATCATAGTCGTCAAAGTTTATCTTATTAGACCTTAACGTAACATCTACACCATCATAAGGGAAAACACCTAAAGACCTAACGCCAACTTGAGTGTCATAAAAAGAAGCTACTAATGGATTACTTGCAAATTCAACTTGGTCACTATCTACAGGGCTTATATTACTGCCGTCATCCCAAAAATATTCAGCGTGAATAAATTTTCCAGATTCTTGAGAAGAGTTCATCACGACTTTTACTACAGTGATATTTTGTTCTGTTGGACAAGATAGTGTTGTAAAGAAAGATGCACTTGAAACAGCAGTAATAGTAACTACCGCATTTGTTGGTGTATTTAATCCTTTTGACCAAGTAAAGTTTCCAGAGCCTGTTAGCGTACCGCTTGTTGTTGTTGTTCCGTTCCATAAAACACTAATAGTAATAGAACCATTAGATATAGTGTAAGGAAATACAACATCCCCTATAACTTGACCAAAATCAACTGTAGCTACAATAGATTTTGGTCAAGTTATAGGGGATGTTGTATTTCCT